CAATTAATCATTTGTTACGTGATGCCATCTTGTCCGAGCAAACCAATCCTCGCTTCGCTTACATAGCGCCTACCTACCGCCAAGCCAAAGCAGTGGCATGGGATTATCTAAAACAGTTTGCGAGTGCCATACCGATGGTGCGCTTTCATGAAACAGAACTGCGAGCTGATCTACCGAACGGTTCTAGAATACAGTTATTAGGATCAGAGAACCCTGATAGCTTGCGAGGTATCTATCTTGACGGTTGTGTTTTGGATGAGATGGCGGACATGCCTGAGTCGCTCTTCCCTGAGATCATTCGTCCCGCACTATCTGACCGAAAGGGCTGGGCGTTGTTTATTGGTACACCCCGGGGCCACAATGCGTTCTATGATCTCTATGATGCCGCCTCTGGTCAGAAGGATTGGTTTACCCAAGTCTATAAGGCGAGTGAGACAGGCATCCTCGATGAAGAAGAGTTAGAGGCGGCTAAGGCTATGATGTCGCCTGATCAGTTCGAGCAAGAGTTTGAGTGCTCATGGGTTGCGAATGTGCCAGGTGCTATTTATGGTAAAGAGCTACAGGCACTCCATGAGAAGGGGCGCATCAATGATGTTCCACATGACCCTGGTGTCCGAGTAGAAACGTGGTGGGATCTAGGTGTAGGGGATAGCACTGCAATATGGTTTACACAGCAAGTTGGTCGGTCGGTGCATGTCATCGACTTTTATGAGAACAGGAATGAAGGATTACCCCATTATGCTGAAGTCTTACAGTCAAAAGGTTATCTCTATGGGTCGCACCATGCGCCTCACGATATCGAAGTACGTGAACTGGGTTCTGGTAAAAGTCGGCGTGAAATCGCCTTCGACCTCGGAATCAACTTTAGAGTCGTCCCCAAGCTCCCCCTCGAAGACGGCATCCACGCGGCGCAAATCCTCATCCAAAAGTGCTGGTTCGACAAAGACGCGTGCCAAGCGGGGCTCGAGTGCCTCCGTCAGTACCATAGGGCGTACAACGAAAAAAGCCGCAGCTTCAGGGCAACGCCGGTCCACGACTGGTCGTCGCACGCGGCAGACGCCTTCCGATACCTCGCAGTAGGGATAAGGGATTCGAATACATTTGACGGCAGACCGCCACAGGCGTTTGCTGACTCATCATACAACCCATTAGCAGCGAGGATGTGATTATGGGTAGACCTAAAATTACAATGCCAGCAACACCACCGCCACCACCTGCACCGCCTATCATTCCAGCTGCGCCTATTTTTGGTAGGACAGAAGAGGAAAAGCTCAAGCGAAAGCTATTTGACCCTCGACGCATGGGCAGGGCGCAGACTATTTTGACGGGTCCGAGGGGCTTACTCGATTCCGCAACCAAGCGAAAGAAGCTAGGCGCTGGTGATACGTCCAAGGATTCATGACGCTAAGTTGTCTCAAGACGTGCTGCTTGACTACATGGAGCGGTATGACTATCCGTATCTTGAAGCGCACTCTCGGATAATCGACTATGCGTTTGTCGTAACATGCGAAGTAAAAGACAAGATTGCGGGTTTCTTTTGGTGCTATGCGGTAGAAGATGAAGAGACGACATGGACAGCTCATGCGTTAATACTTCCTGATTACCAAAGGCGCTTTTTTAGTAGGAGACTGATGAATGCATTATTTAGTGTGGCTTGGGTATCTGGTGTAAACAAGCTCATTGTGGAAAACTCGCAAACAGACTTGCTACTCAGGATGGGTGGCTATATGACAGAGGACGGTGCGGCGCTAGACTTACCGCATAAATGGGGATGATATGAGTAAGCCAGTCAAAAAAGTAGGCAAGGCAATCCGAAAAGCCGGTGAGAAGTTCGATCGTACTATTGGTGTGAAAGCGCAGAAAGATATTCTTCAAAGAGAAGGAAGTAACTTGATGAAGACACTGACTGGCACACCAAAGATTATGCAGGAATCAGTACAGCCAGCCGGCGCAGTAGATCGNCAGGCTNTNCGNCCACTNGCTGCNNTAGGTACTCAAGGNGANAACCAGGAAGAGGCAACACGGGATTTGTATCGTCGCCGACGTGCTCGGGGTGTAGCGACCAGTCCCATGGGGTTGACGGGGCAGGCAAGCGTACAAAGAAAAACGCTGCTAGGTAGCTAATTGTTCCACGTGGAACATAGGAGATAACATGGCCGATGAATTAGCAGTTCAGTTGATGCAGCGCTATCAAAGCCTGTATTCGCAACGGCAGGTCTGGGAAAGTCACTGGCAAGAGATAGCCGATTATGTCGTGCCAAGAAAAGCCGATGTCACCAAAAAGCGTACAGATGGTGATAAGCGTACCGAGCTAATCTTTGATTCAACAGCAATTCATGCCGCTGAACTGATGTCGGCGAGTTTGCATGGCATGTTGACGAATGCAGCTACCCGTTGGTTTTCTTTGAGATACAGAGATCGAACGCTTGATGAGAACGATCAAGCAAANGAATGGNTGGAGTCTGTCGAGGACGATATGTATCTGGCCTTCAATCGCTCTAACTTCCAAGAACAGATTCATGAGCTGTATCACGATCTTATTTGCTTTGGCACGGGGACTATGTTTATTGAGGCAGATCCCGAGTCTCAGATCCGATTCTCCACAAAACACTGCGCTGAAGTTTTTTTATCAGAAGACGAAAAGGGGCGTGTCGATACCATATTTCGTAAATTCAATATGCCAGCGCGGGCTGTCAAGCAACGATTTGGCGAAGAAGCATTAGATAACAAGATTATCAACCGAGCAAAAAAGAATCCTTACGATCAAGTTTCCCTCATTCATGCAGTTTATCCACGCGATGAGCGAGACACTAACCGCACTGACAACAAAAACATGCGGTTCGCTTCAGTGTTTATTGATCCTGAAAGTAAAACAGTTCTTAGTGAGTCAGGCTTTGAAGAGTTCCCGTATGTTGCTCCACGCTTTTTGAAGNCTAGTTTCGAGATTGGCTATGGCCGATCACCGGCAATGACGGCGCTACCTGATATCAAAATGCTTAACAAGATGTGNGAGGTAACGATTCGTGCCGCGCAAAAGCAGGTCGATCCACCTCTGATGGTGCCTGATGATGGCTTCATGTTGCCGATTCGTACTGTGCCGGGTGGTCTCAACTTCTACCGATCTGGTACACGCGATCGTCTTGAGCCACTAAACATCGGAGCAAACAACCCGCTCGGTCTCAACATGGAAGAGCAGCGTCGTCGCTCTATCGAGTCAGCGTTTTATGTTGATCAACTGATTATGAGCCAAGGTCCGCAGATGACAGCAACCGAGGTCGTTCAGCGTACTGAAGAGAAGATGCGCTTGCTCGGTCCAGTTCTTGGACGCTTACAGGCGGAATTGCTACAGCCTATGATTACTCGTGTGTATAACTTGATGGTTCGTCAAAAAGCATTTAACGCAGCGCCAGACTTCATGCGTGACTCTGATATCGAGATCGAGTATGTATCGCCGCTTGCAAAGGCACAACGCGCTGGCGATATCCAATCAGCACTGCGCATGATTGAACTCTTTATGCCATTGTCACAAATTGATCAGTCTGCGATGGATTACATCGACATTGATGGCATGGCTAAGTATCTACTCAAGGTGTTAGGTGTGCCGGCAACGACAGTTCGTGGTGCTGATCAAGTCAGTCAAATACGTGAAGACAGACAACAAGCAGAAGAAGCCGCTGCAACAGATCAGCAAACNCTNCAGTATTTAGANGCNGCAGGNGCAGCCGCACCAGCCTATAGAGCNCTGGAGGGATAATGACTCCACTAGAGCTTAAAGGCGCATACAAACGTGTGCTTGAAACNNANGATGGCGAAGTAGTGCTCAAGGATTTGGAGCATCGNTTTCACATAAACGCCTCAACTTATTCGTCAGAGGTGACGGATACAGCCTATCGTGAAGGGCAGCGCACGGTAGTGTTGTTTCTCAAGTCCATGCTGCAAGACTGGGATCCCCAGATAAAGGAACAATTCGATGAGTGAAGAACAGGTAGCTGAAGTCTCTGAAGCAGTNGATGNNCCAGAGGTANCTCAGTCTGTNGNAGACTGGCGAGATAGTATNCCCGAAGANATNNGAGGCCATTCAAGCCTTGANCACATNAANGATATCGGCGCNTTAGCCAAAAGCTATGTCCACGCACAGCAGATGGTGGGTGCCGATAAGGTGGCGTTGCCTGGCAAAAGCGCTACAGCAGACGAGTGGGGCGAAGTTTACGCCAAGCTTGGGCGTCCAGAATCACCTGATGGGTATGAGCTGGNATACAACAACATCCCTGAAGGCGCAGAAATGGACAATGACATGGTGTCCTGGTTCAAAGATACCGCGCACAAAATAGGTATGAATACNCAACAAGCACAAGGTTTACTAGATGCTTACAANGAAATGCAGTTTGCGGATGCAGAAAGCATTGGTATGGAAGCGCAGGCGCGTGTTGATGCAGTAGAAAGTGATTTGCGTAAAGAATACGGTCAAGCATTTGATGATCGTATGGCACTGGCTAATGGTGTTTTGGCAGAGTTTGGTAACCCTGAGATCACCGAAGTGCAACTAGCCGATGGCACAATGCTGGGCGATAACCCAGAAATAATCCGCATGTTGGCTAACATGGGTGTCTATCTGCGAGATAAGGTGGGTGAGGATACGCTGGAAGGCGTTCAAACTAGCGGAGGTATTACGCCTAGTGATGCTATGCAGAAGTTAAGTGAGATTACCGCACCTAATACGCCTTACTGGGATGCACGTCATCCTGAACACCAGTGGTATATCCAAGAAGCGATGAAGTGGAGGGAATATGCCACAGGGTGAAAAATTATCAGATAGAGAGTTTAAACTTGAGATTTTGAAGAGTACACTCGAATTTGGAACACCTGCCATGGTCAGAGATCCTCTAGCTACAGCAGACGTATTCCTTGAATGGTGCGAAAAACAGACCGATAAGCCTATGGCCCGGGGAAAGAGTAGCACAGCGAAGTCAGGACAAGCGTAAGCCCCTGCCGTTTGGCGAAGACGTAAAGCGCCAAAAACTATCGTCCGACGTTCGTCGGGTAGCGAAACAACTTTACATTGCTAACAGGAGACTATTATGTCTACGGAAATCACAACTGCATTCGTGCAGCAGTTTAGCAGCAATGTCCAGTTGCTTTCACAGCAGATGGGCAGTTTGCTGCGCGGTTCTGTTTCTGAGGAATCAGTGACAGGTGAAAAGGCATTCTTTGATCAGGTAGGTCAGGCTGCGGCAGTGAAGCGTACTTCACGTCACTCTGATACACCTATCGTTGACACGCCACACTCACGTCGCATGGTCACGATGGACAGCTATGAATGGGCTGATCTCGTCGATGATGCAGACAAAGTTCGTTTATTGATTGACCCAACATCAGCGTATGCTCGCACTGCGGCTGCTGCTATCGGTCGGGCAATGGATGATGCCATTATTGCGGCTGCTACCGGCACTGCAAAGACTGGCAAGTCTGGATCAACCAGCACAACATTGCCTTCTGCACAGCAGATTGCACATGGATCAACTGATCTTACTATTGAAAAGTTGATTGAGGCGAAGCAAAAGCTTGATGTCAATTCTGTTGACCCAAGTATACCTCGCTACATTGTCGTTTCTCCCTTCCAGATCCAACGACTGTTGAACGAGACTGCGGTAACGTCGTCTGACTTCAACACCGTAAAGGCTTTGGTTCGTGGCGAAGTCGATACATTTATGGGCTTCAAGTTTATCGTATCAAACCGCTTGGCTAAATCAGGCAATAATCGTACCTGTTTTGCATTTGCGGAAGATGGTTTGAAGCTTGCAGTAGGTAAAGACGTTATGGCTCGCATTGAAGAGCGTGCCGACAAGTCATATTCAACGCAGGTTTACTACTGTGCAACTTTCGGCGCTACGCGCATGGAAGAAGATAAAGTAGTAGAAATCACCTGTGACGAATCTGAAAGCTTCACATTCGGTTAAGGAGGAATGACTAATGGCTATTACTAAAGGTGTAAACGCTACTGCGATTGACACAGATGATCCGTTTAACTTCCTCAGCGCCGGTAATCTTGCTGGAACTGTAAGAGTTGCTATGGATTCGCGTGCTTGTGCGGCTGGCGATCTAAATGCTGATGGCGATGCAGTTATCTTGGCTCAAGTTCCATCGAGTGCTCGTTTAACTAGCATTGTTATTGCGAACGATGATTTGGATAGCGGTACCCAATCTTCAGTAAATGTTGGTGTTTACAACGGCGCTGAGAAATTTAACGATACCGATGGATCTGCAACACTGTATGCAGCTGATGCAGTAATTAATGAAAATTGCTTCGCGTCTGCTCAAAACTTTATGCAATCATCTCAATCGGATGGAGTTGAAGTTCTTTTTAAAGTTGCTGCTCGCAGAAACGCACCGCTTCAAGCGCTTTGGGAGGCTGCTGGTCTGACCTCTGATCCTGGCGTACCGCTACGCCTTGCTATCACTCAGACTGCTACCGTGTCTGGCGCACAAGCTGGTGATGTCGTAATGATCGTTAATTACGTTACTGACTAAGGCTAACGGGGGGTCGGCAACGGCCCCTTTCTTTTGCTGAGAGTAAATTATGGCAGCGTCAATTACTGATATTTGTAATAGCGCACTCAATCAGATAGGCGCATCCAATATCCTTAATCTTACTGAGGATAGTAAAGCTGCCCGTATCTGTAATCAGCGATACCCATTTTTGAGAGACTCTGTTTTCCGAGCACATCCTTGGAAGTCACTTACACGAAGAGCCTCCCTTTCTCCAGACTCTACTGCACCAGAATTTGAATTTGATAACGCATTTACATTGCCTACCGATCCTTTTTGCTTGCGTGTGTTATATCTACGTTTTCATGATATCCCTTATCGACTAGAGGGCAGAAAGATACTTTGCAATGAAGATACGATTGATCTTGTTTACTTAGCACGTATTACAGACACAAGTGAATATGACTCTTTGCTTATCGAAACCTTGGTTGCTGCAATCGCTGCGGATGTTGCATACCCGCTAGTTGGCAGTAATACCTTGGCGCAACAGATGAGGATTATGTACGAAGACAAGCTCAAGGAAGCGCGATTTGTTAGCGCAACCGAAGGCACTCCTGCAAGCATTACGAGCGTCTCTGATTCTGGCGCTATCGAGGCAGATACATTTATTAGATCGAGGTTCTAGGCATGGCGAAATCAAGTGTGCCGTTCACTAACTTTACTGCTGGTGAGCTATCGCCAAGGCTAGATGGTCGAACCGATCTCGCTAAATATTTCAACGGCTGCAAGAAGCTCCAGAACTTTCTAACCTTCCCACAGGGTGGCGTCACACGTCGCCCAGGCACAGAGCACATTGCTGTGGGCGATGGCTCAGGAGCCGATGAACTACGACTGATCCCGTTTGAATTCAACGTCGAGCAAACGTATGTGTTAGAGTTTTCTGATAAAAAGTTTCGTATCTACAAAGATGGTGGGATTGTTGTTGATGGAGGCAGTAGCCCGATTGAAGTAGTTACGCCTTATCTAACAACAGATTTATCTGGATTAAAATTTACGCAATCAGCCGATACTATGTTTATCGTGCATCCCAATCATGCGCCTCGGCAGATTACTCGCACAGGCCATACGGCATGGACTATTACAGAAATAGATTTTCGCCGCGGCCCTTTTTTAGACCCAGTATTTGACGACTCTACACTTACGGCTTCAGCCCGAACAGGGAATGTAATTATTACGTCTAGTCAGTCAGACCCTTGGGCTTCCACTGATGTAGGAAGGTTAATTAAGTTGCATCATGGGTTTGCCAAGATAACGAACGTGCAAGTTGCCAAAATTACAGTAGACAACTTTGTTGGCACTTTCAGTGCAGGTGAAAGAGTTCGGGTGGTAGGCGGAAGTGGCGCTTCTGGTACCGCCGATATTGTTGAGCAAGGGGCGGATTTTATTATTGTCGAAAACTGTAGTATTGCTGCAGTCGCTAATAATGACTCCATACAGCTTGTAGCAGGAGGTGGTGCTACTTGCACTGCAAATGGCGCTCAATTAAATCTTGATCGACATGACCAAGTATTTGCAACAGTACAAGAAAACAGCAATCTTGAAACAGAATTAGAGCCTAGCATGACCGCTACTACAATTAGCTTTCATGAGGGCGATCCGAGTGCCACAGGGTTATCGCATAATGACTTTATCGAAGACAGTGCAGGTAACTTTCTTACTGAAGGCTTTGAGGTTGGCATGCGTATCAGCGCAAGTGGATCTGCAAATGTCAATGTGTCAAGTATTACCACAGGCTCAACAACCACCGTCACGTCGGATGGACGCCATAATTTAGTCAATGGCGATTTAGTCAAGTTTACAGGTTCTACTGGGGTAACAGTTGTTTTTCCAACAGAAGCATCCTCAGTGATCAATGATTTCTTTTTTGAAGTTGAATTAGACTCGTCGACACCAGATACCAAGTTTATTTTGCTTGATCCAGCTACGCGCAAAAATGTTACAAGCACTGGAAGTTCTAGCAATGGTTCTTTAGTAAATGGCAACAACTTCTCGAGCGCTCTTATTGTCGCCGTAAGTGACAGCGTCATAACGTTATCCACAAGCACCGATATACACTTTCAAAATGAAGGTCAGAGCATCACGATCACAGGCGATCTAACTGCTGATGATGAGTACCAGCTTGGTGCATTTTCAGGCACCACAGGACATCCCGCTTGTGTGGCATTTTTCGAGCAAAGGTTAGTGTTCGCTAACACAACAAATCAGCCGCAAACTCTTTTCTTTTCTGTCAGTGGAGACTATACAAACTTTACGGCTGGTGTAGCTGATGACAGTGCCCTGATCTACACGATTGGATCTAACCAGGTAAACGTCATTCGATACCTCACATCATCGCGTGTACTGCTGGTTGGTACGTCTGGTGGTGAGTTTGCAGTACGTGCTGGATCGGTGGATGCACCTATCACACCACTAAATACGCAGATTAAACAGCAGGCTAAGTACGGCAGTGCTGACATTCAGCCTCTTGTCGTTGGTGCTACTGCGCTATTTGTACAACGAGAACAACGTAAGTTGCGTGAGCTTGTTTATGACTTCAATGTTGACTCGTACATTGCCCCAGATATGACGTTACTGGCGGAGCATATTACTGAAGGCAAGATCAAAGAGATGGCTTATCAGCAAGAGCCGAACAATGTCGTTTGGTGTGTTTTAGAAAACGGCAAGCTTGTGGCAATGACCTATAGACGTGAAGAAGACGTGGTTGCCTGGCATGAGCATCAGATTGGCGGGACATTGACAGATGGTGGCACAACTTACAACTACGGCTTTGTAGAAAGCATTGCAGCTATCTCAAGTGGTCAACGCACCGAAGAAGAGGTTTATTTGGTGGTACGTCGCACTATCAATGGATCTAATGTGCGTCATGTAGAAAGACTCAAGCCGATCGACTTTGGTACTGATATAGAAGATGCTTTTTATGTTGACGCGGGTCTTACCTACAGTGGAGGTGCTGCTACTACCATAAGTGGCCTTAGTCATTTAGAGGGACAAACTGTTTCTATTTTGGCAAACGGTTCTACTCACGCAGACAAAACTGTTTCCTCCGGTAGCATTACGCTAGACCAATCTGTTACGAAAGCACACGTTGGATTGTCATACGACTCAATTTTGCAGACTATGCGTACTGATGCTGGCGGCACAGAAGGTACAGCCCAAGCTAAAAACAAACGGATAAGTGATATTGATATTCGGGTTCTCAACTCTGTTGGCGCAAAAATTGGGCCATCCGAGACAGAATTAGATATCATTCCATTCCGAACAGTACACATGACTATGGATAATCCTGTTCCATTGTATACTGGCGACAAATTTATCGAGTTTCCTGGCGGTTACGATAACGATGGCTTCGTAGTTGTCAAACAGGATCAGCCTTTGCCGCTGACAATTCTGTCTATCTTCCCTCGATTGCAGACGTTTGATAGGTAATTTATGGCAGATCCAGTTTCAGCGGTATTAGTAGCAGGAAGCTCTCTACTTTCGGCAAGTAGTGCTATAGCTCAAGGTAAGGCAGGCTTGGCTGCGTCTCGATTTAACTCTCAGGTCGCAGAAAGAAATGCAAGGCTTCAAGAGCAAGAAGCAGATTTAATTAAAAGAAGTTCTGAGTATCAAATAGCGCAGTTTAGAAAAAACTTTTCTAATTTTATTGCAACTCAAGGTGTAGCTCTTAGGTACAACGGTTTTGATGCTTCCTCTGGGACTGGACTTTTGCTCCTGACAGAAAGCGCAAAAGAGGCTGATGAAGAAATTAGAAACAGGAGATACAACGCTGCCGTAGAATCTCAGCGAGCTTTAAGTGCCGCAGAAGACATTAGACTTCAGTCGGAAATAGATAGACAGATGGCCAGGGCCAATATGAGCGCAGCGAGAAGACAGGCGTTTGGATCGTTACTCTCTGGTGGCGCACAGATGTATTCAATGAGGAGTCCAAGTGGATTTACCCAGCCAAGAATATCGGCGTATTCGCTTGGTGAGAGCGCTGCCCCCACATTTAAAGGTTCAACAGGAATTCCGTTTGGTCCAGCCGAAGGCTATACGGGAGGTTAAGTTATGAAGGTGCCAACTTACCAAAGAGAAACTGGAATCACTCCAAGAGCGGGAGCCGTGCCTTCTGGCGTTAGAGTAAGTGCTGGTCAGTTGGCTGAACCAGCAAGAGCAATGCAGGCAATCGCAAGAGGTGTAGGTGACGTTGGCAGAGTCGTTTATGACGACTATCAGCGCAGAGTCAAAAACCAAAGAGATATTGAAGACTTAGAGATCAACAATCAGGCTAAAAGAGCTATCGCTGAGATTGGCGCTGAAGCTCAAATAGCTGCGCAAGAAGATCCATATACGGCAGAAAACCAATACAAAAAAAGAATTGAAGACAAAATTGAAGAGATCACAGCAGGGGTCGCAGATCCAGTAAGAAGACAAAAACTTAGGCTATCTATTGAGAGCTTATCGTTTGGTCAAGAGATTGCTGTAAAGGATGCTGCGCGAAAGAGTGAAATCAGAAAAGGATTTGCGGCACTATCTGAAGCCGATAGATTGGCTCAAATTGACATTCAGCAAGCACAAACATCAGAGGAAATTGCTGCGGCCCAAGAGAGACTTAGCGAACTTTATCGCTATGGTGCAAAAAACGGATACGTGTTATCAGAAGAGGTTCTTGGTATAACGAGAGCTTCTCAAAACTCTGCTGCCAAACAATGGATGGCTAACAAAATAGCCAGCTTTACTACCATCGAAGAAGCAGAAGCCTTCAAAAAAGATATGCGTACAATGGTGCCTAGTGAGATATTATCTCAGCTTACACCAGAAGAGATAACTACATACGAAACAACCGTGATTAATAGGCGAATGGCTTATCTCGAAGATATCGAGATTGAGCTGGGCGCTGTAGAGCAAGCCAAACAGGATGCAGCTGTAAACAGAACGTTGCTTGATATAGAAGGCGGATCAATTCCTTTAGATCAAGCCGGAGAACAGCTAGATGCCCTCTTGCAGGCGGGACTAATTAGTCGATCGACGCACAAGTCATCTTTGGATAAAGCGCAAACAGCGTCTTCAAAAAAAGCAGAAACAGCAATCAACTATCGAGAAGCCATGACGGGCGCTGGTTATAAGTTTGATAATGGAGAGATTGACGACCTTTACCTTGGCCCACATCAACAATATGAAATGAATAGATTGGCTCAATTTGCTGATGACAAAGGCACTCAATATGCAGAGGAACAGCGAGGAACGATTGATTTTGTAAGGAAGACTGGACGAGTCCCCCAAACTCTTAAAAGGCAGTTCAATCAAGCCATGCGATCGGGAGATCCTCAGGCTATTCAAAATATGATTTCTCTGTATGACAAGGGGCTGGCAACAGATGAAGCCTTAGTGTTTGAGGGCATGGTCGATGACGATACTCAGGCTTTTGTTAATGAGTACCACGAAGCATTTAAGCTCGGCGTCGAGCCTCAACAGGCCTTTAAATATACTCAAGGCTTTCTTACCAGAAACAAAGAGCGCATTAATGAAGTAAATAGACAAATAAGAGAGGGAGACTACTTAGAAGATATCGTAGAGGAGGTTCAAAATATTATTGGCGAGTCATCTCAATCAGTGCAAATAGATGCAAAACTCGCTTACGAAAGCACATTTACCTCCGCTTTACTCCAAGGAAACAGCCCAGAAGCAGCACATTCTTTTGCAAGGCAAAGATTAGAAAACGCTTATTCGCCATCTGTTTTTGGTGGTGCGATGATGTACGCGCCAGAAAAGTTTTCAACTCTAAACGTCAATGGTTACGAATGGATCAAAGACGATATGGAAAAAAGTGTTGAAGAATACGTTGTCGCCGGAAGAAATGAGCCGCGGTTCGAGTATGACAAAGACAATATCTCGCTTATCTCGGACGAAATCACTGCCAGAGATGCAACTACCGGCTTCCCAACTTACAAAATAGCCGTTCTTAATAACGATGGAATGATTGAGGTTATTCCTAACAGGTTTGTGCTTTACGACAAGCATAAAGGCGGCAATGTAGATATTATCTCACCAGAAAGAGAAAGAGTTAAAACGCTCAACATAGAAGAGCTAGAAGCCGAAAGAGAGCTTGCTTACCTCAAGAGCTATGCGGTTAGAGAAGCAGTTTACGAATCCAAGAAAAGAGCCAGAGGCCCACGGAAGCCAATGCCTCGAATTGGAGATGTAAAAGCATCGGATATTTATGGCGAAGCTGCCCCCTTGTCTGCCTTGGGCGGAGCAATGATGCAGGTGCTAGAGGCAGAATATGAGATAGCTATGGCTGCCTATGCGACTAAAATTAGTTTTTCGAGATGGGTGTCCTCATTAAAGGCCGAGAAAATTAACGAGTTTAAGGAAATTGCGAATCGTCAAAGAGAAAAGCTCGGCCTAGAGCCGAGGTTTGATATTGAGGCTGTAACCGATGCCGCTGATTGAGTCTGATGAAGATTATCTCATAAGAGAAAGATTGCTTAATCTTGCAAACAAGCAAGACGAAGAAGATCCGACTACGGCAGAAATTATCGGCGCTTTGTGGCGTCAAGAAAACACTCTTGGAGCACTGTTAAACCAAGATAAGGGCTTGCCTGATGGTATAAGCAATAGAGACTTCAATCCCATTGACTATTTGACCGAAGAAGAATTGTTGAATGAAACGCTTCTTGATCGAATGGTAGATACCGATACGGAAGATGAGATCAAAGCTGTCCGGCGTCAATACGCCAGAGAGATGAAAGATCGGGACACTTTGCGTCGAGGCGGATGGAAAACCTTTGCGCTCGGTATCGGTGTGTCAGGAATTGGTGATCCTATAAGTCTTATTCCAGTGGGCGGCGCTATCGCAAAAACCTACAAAGCAGGCAATAGTATTCTAAGCGCTGGAGTGATAACTGGCTCTGTGACTGCCGCAAGTACAGCACTTCAAGAGGCAGCACTACACAATAGCCAGATTACTCGAACGCTTGGCGAATCTGCTATCAATGTCTCTGCTTCTGCTTTGTTGGGTGGCACTCTTGGCGCATCGTTTTCCGGTGTAATGAAAAGTGTTGATCGTGCCGCCATTCAGCAGATCGAAAATATGATGGACGTTGAGGGCAAGATAGCTCGAGGCGAAAACGCAATAATCTCCCCTGAGTACCTTCCCACGGCGAAA